CACGGAGTAAAATCTCCACCCCCTAGAAGCTCTAGATAGATGAAGGTCAAGGGATTACCCCGAACCGACTGTAGCTGTTAGTGTTTTAGGACCTTATTTACCTTTGATTTTCCATTGTTGGGAAAACATATCATTGGAATATTAAATATGAACATGCTCACAGCCTAGCCTACTACACTTTTTTATCGCCTCTATCAGTTTAGCACACTGATTTGAGACCTTGCGATTTAGTTATAACTACCGACCCTGCAGAGTGTGTCCACAGGTAGCCAAGATTAGGGGGAAATTCCCTGAAAATTTTCAGCAGTGCCAAACACTGTTGGAAATTTTCAGTCGCGCGCAACATAAATATGATGCGCACGTCTGAAAATTCCAACTATGCCTCTTTCTCACAGTCCGTGGATGACAATTCGGAAGTGAGAGAGGGAAGAGATTTGACAATTGGTACGTCATTTACTGCTAATCTAAAGCAGGAATCTATTCCTCAACATGAGTCTTGGACTGTAGTTGAGACAAAACATAGAGAGAGAATTTCAAAGCAGATAAGGAAATTTAATCTCGCCATTGAAAATGCTGGACATATATTGGACAAATTGACGTTGAACGAGGACATTTCTATATGGCCTAAAAACCAAAAGAAACAGTCTAAAAAACGTTATAACCAAAAAGAAGCTAGGAAAAGAACCTTGAAAAACAAAAACAGAAATTATAAACCACATTCACAAGATGCATCAACCCAGGCTCCTGATGAAGAAGAGCTTATTGAGTTGATAAATAATTTCAAGTCTACAGATTTGATCTTTCAAGATCCATCTTTTGCAGACTATTTGCATTATTTTGAAAATGTCGTTTTGTTGGGATATCAATTATCACGTGCTACAAGCATTTGTGATGTGTTGGTTGCAGTAATAGCATATATTAAAATGCATCATTGTAAAAGTGTGTTGAAAACAGTGAGTGAATTTCTTAAGTGTTATCATGACACATTCAAGGAATCTGATGAGGAGGAAAAGAAAATTAAACCCCACGGCTGGGAATGGAATGG